CAAACCTTGGGTTGCATCTAATTATCTTCGTATGCCAGAACGCAAACCTGAATGGGTGTAATGTACAATACGGGTGATTATTTTCTTGACAAAGATACGCATAAGTTGTATATTTTTGATGGAAATGAATGGTGGGAAATTGTCCCAAGATGTTATTTGAAAAAACCTGAATGGATAAATTAAATTATGAGTAAAGATTTTTTGTGGGTTGCCAAATATGCCCCAAAGACAATTGAAGATTGTATTCTTCCTGAAAGTACTAAAAAGACCTTTCAGGATTTTCTAGATAAGGGTGAAATACCTAATATGCTACTTGCTGGTCCTCCTGGTATTGGAAAGACTACTGTGGCAAAAGCACTTTGTAGCGAACTTGGAGTAGATGTTTATGTCATTAATGGATCCGACGAAGGTAGATTCCTTGATACTGTCCGAAACAATGCAAAAAACTTTGCTTCGACCGTCTCACTTTCTTCGACTGCTAAACACAAAGTCGTCATTATTGACGAAGCAGACAATACGGGTAACGATGTACAACTCTTACTACGGGCGTTTATTGAGGAATTTGCTGGTAATTGCCGATTCATCTTCACCTGCAATTACAAAAACAAAATCATCGAACCACTCCATTCCCGTTGTGCCGTTGTCGAATTTGGTATCAAAGGAAAACAAAAAGCACAGTTGGCAGGATCCTTCTTCAAGCGTCTACAAAACATCTTGGATGCGGAGAGCGTCCGATATGATCCGAAAGTACTTGCCGAACTGATTAATAAGCACTTTCCTGATTTTAGACGAGTTCTCAACGAATGTCAGCGTTATGCCGTAAGTGGAGAAATTGATTCTGGTATTCTTGCTGCATTCTCTGATGTAAGAACTGATGATCTCGTTAAACACCTTAAAGAGAAAAACTTTACAGAAGTCCGAAAGTGGGTGGTTGCCAACTTGGATAATGATGCTTCTCACTTACTTCGTAGGGTCTATGATGCCTGTTATGATGCTCTCGTACCCTCTACTATTCCTTCTGCGGTTCTTGTGATTGCGAAGTATCAGTATCAGTGCTGTTTTGTTGCCGACCAAGAGATAAATCTTCTTGCTGCTCTTACAGAACTAATGGTGGAGTGTGAGTTTCGATGAATAATCTAAAAGACATTCCAATTAAAACAACACCAGAGAATGTAAAGGAGGCAAATGAAGCACTCTTTTATTCTAAAATGAATCTTCCTGCTGCTGCAAAACACTGTGGTATGACGCAGAAAGAAATGAAACTTACATTTTTTGAGTACTTGAAGTATAACAAACCTGATTATGAAATCTCTTAAAACACCATTACGCTATCCGGGCGGAAAATCCCGTGCCTGCGTCAAGATGGATCAATACTTTCCAGATCTTCGCAATTATGATGAGTTCCGAGAACCATTTATTGGAGGTGGAAGTGTTGCTATTCATATCACCAAAAAGTATCCTAGTCTAGACATCTGGGTGAATGATCTTTATGAACCTCTGGTAAACTTCTGGCAGCAACTCCAGATGTTTGGAAATGACCTGAAGAATGAACTTGCTGATTACAAACTTGCTTATAATACTCCAGAACTAGCAAGAGAACTTTTTGTAAAGTCAAAGGATCATATCAACGACAAAACTTTATCAAGTCTTGATCGTGCTGTTGCTTTCTATATTGTAAATAAGTGCTCTTTTAGTGGTCTTACAGAAAGTTCTTCTTTTTCTCCGCAGGCATCTAATGCCAATTTTAGTTTGCGTGGAATTGAAAAGTTACCAGATTACTCTAAACTAATTGAGAAATGGCGTATAACTAATTATTCCTATGATTATTTGATGGATGGAAACAAGAGTGCTTTTATGTATCTTGATCCTCCTTATGATATTAAGGACAATCTCTATGGGCGTAAGGGATCAATGCACAAAGGATTTGATCACGATAAGTTTGCTGCTGACTGTGATGGTAACATTATGGATCAGTTAGTGAGTTATAATTCAGATCAACTCGTTAAAGATCGTTTCAAGAACTGGAATGCCGCAGAGTTTGATCTAACTTATACTATGCGTTCTGTTGGTGAGTATATGAGAGAACAAAAAACTCGTAAAGAACTATTGTTGATGAATTATACAAAAACGCCTAAAATTCAATTTAATTTTAAGGGGTGTTATAATTATGATAGATTGAAGAATGAAGGTCTAGTTAATGACTACTGAACTTAAAGATTGGTTAAATTCTATCAATCAAAAGAAGAATCACCTAATTGATGAAGATCCTTCACTTGAGAAAGACTATGTACCATATATTATCAATCGTTGCCTTTCGGGTGAGATAGATTGTATTATGTTTGTGAATGAAATGAATCGCTATCATTTTCTTCCAAAAAAGTTACAATATGACTTTTATCTAAATAGTTTGAGAAAAAGGAAGAGATATTCTCCCTGGATCCATAAAGATAAAATCAAAGATCTTGATGATGTTAAACGTTACTATGGATATAGTAATGAAAAAGCAAAACAGGCTTTGAGAATTCTTACAAAAGAACAACTTAATTTTATAAAATCGAAATTTGAAACTGGAGGGACAAGATGAGTGTGGTTCAAGAACCTATTGTAGAATGGGCGCCCAATATGATGATTGAAGTTTTATTAAATGAACCTGATGATTTTCTAAAGGTTCGTGAAACTTTGACTCGTATTGGAGTAGCTTCAAGAAAAGAGAAGAAACTTTATCAGTCTTGTCACATTCTTCATAAGCAGGGAAAATATTATATTACGCATTTTAAAGAACTTTTTGCGTTGGATGGAAAACACGCCAATCTTACCATAAATGATATTCAGCGTCGTAATCGTATTACTCAACTTGTTGCTGACTGGGGATTAGTTGAGATTGTAGATGTAACTAAAGTCCAAGATATTGCTCCTTTGAATCAAATCAAAGTTCTTGCTTATAAGGACAAAGATGACTGGATTCTGGAAACCAAGTATAATATTGGTGCCAAAAAGAAAAAGGTAGAGGATGCCGAATAACAAAAGAGCGGGTTTCACGACTCGCTTTTTTTATGTTTTTCGTATAAATTACTATTGGATGCCGAAAGGGTCTACAAAACACAACCTCGCTTTTAAGGAGCTACCATAATGACTAATCTCATGCGTTATACTGCTGCGGATCTTCCTAACCTTATGGATAAGATTACGCGCAATAGTATTGGAATGGACGAGTACTTTGATCGTCTTTTTAATCTTCATGAAACTACATCTAATTATCCACCCTATAACTTAATTCAAATAAATAATGTTGAATCTCATCTTGAGATTGCACTTGCAGGATTTAAAAAGGAGGAAGTAAATGCCTTCACAGAGCATGGAAAACTTTTTGTCGAGGGGCAAAAATCAGATACTGAATCGGATAGGACGTTTATCCACAAGGGTCTGGCTCAACGAAGTTTCAAAAGAGCATGGACTTTATCGGACGACACAGAAGTCAGAGAAGTCGTCTTTGAGGATGGACTACTTACCATTCGACTAGGTAAGATTGTTCCAGAACATCACACCCGAAAAGATTATCTATAAATATTTCAGGCTGCCCTAAAAATATCGTCGCCGCAAGAGGAGCACCTGGCAAAATCCAGGTTGACTCCTCTTTTTTTGTGCTATAATAATAAGAGGTATGGAATAAAAAATGACTGTGAAACTAATGCTCCTCAAAACAGGAGAAACATTAATTACTAATGCGAAAGAAATTGTTTCTGAAGAGACTGTTAGAGGATATCTTTTAGAAAATCCTCATTATGTTACTACAAAAGAAAAGACAGTTCTTATGGAAAGTGATAGTGGAAACTCAAACTATGAAATTGATGTGGTTTTAACTCCATGGTTGATTCTATCAAAAGATAAAGAATTTGTTGTCTCAACGGATTATGTTGCCACTATCTGTGATCCAATTGAGTCTATTAAAGAAATGTATTTGAAAAAGACTGAGACTTCATTAAAAGTTACTGAAACAGAGGTTGTTGAAAATGTCTGATAAAGATAAGACTATTAAATGCATTCTTATTGGTATTGATACTGTTTTGATTGCTGAAATGGAAGAGATTGGTGCTGATATTGGGGAACCTGATTGCAAACTTATCAATCCTTATCGTTTTTATGATTTGGAAACGATAAAATCTTGGGTTACTGCATCAGATCAAACAGAGTATCTGATTAGATCTAGTGATATTCTTACTATTGCCGATCCATCTCCAGAAGTTGTTGAAAAGTATCTTGAATTAACTGCATAATGCGATTTTATACAAATGTTCAGATGGTCGGGGACTACTTTCTGATTCGTGGTTATGAAGATGGAAAACACTTTATGACTCGTGAGAAGTTCAACCCGACTCTTTTTGTTTCGTCTAATAAAAAAACCGAATACAAAACTTTGACTGGTGAATATGTCAAAGAAATTCAACCAGGTTCTATTCGTGATTGTCGTGAGTTCATTAAAACATATGAAGGTGTAGAAAACTTTAAGATCTACGGAAACACTTATTACATCTATCAATATATCTCTGAAAAATATCCAGAGGAAGAGGTCAAGTTTGATATCAGTAAAATAAAACTCGCAACTCTGGATATTGAGGTTGCATCAGAAAACGGATTTCCTGATGTAGAATCTGCTGCCGAAGAAGTACTTTTGATTACTATTCAAGATTACACAACAAAAAAGATTCGTACTTGGGGACTTGGACCTTTTCAGAACAATCAAAAGAATGTTGAGTATCGTTCTTTCTCTACTGAATATGATCTTCTTACAGACTTTATTAATTGGTGGATGAATGAGGATAATGCGCCAGAAGTTGTAACTGGATGGAATATTCAACTATATGATATTCCATATCTTGTTCGTAGAATTGATCGAGTTCTTGGTGAGAAGTTGATGAAGAGAATGTCTCCTTGGGGTCTTGTGACCGAAAGGGAGATTATTATTACTGGTCGTAAGCATATTTCTTATGATGTTGGTGGTATTACTCAACTTGACTACTTAAATCTTTATAAGAAATTTACTTATAAGGCACAGGAATCTTATCGTCTAGATTATATTGCTGATGTTGAGTTAGGACAAAAGAAACTGGATCACTCTGAGTTTGATACTTTTAAAGACTTTTACACCAAAGGTTGGCAAAAGTTCATTGAATACAACATTGTTGACGTAGAACTTGTTGACCGTTTGGAAGACAAGATGAAGTTGATTGAACTTGCTCTGACTATGGCATATGATGCTAAAGTTAACTATGCCGATGTATTCTATCAAGTTCGTATGTGGGATAATATTATCTATAACTATCTTAAGAAAAGGGATATTGTAATCCCACCAAAGAATAAATCTCAGAAGAATGAGAAGTATGCAGGTGCTTATGTAAAGGAACCAGTTCCTGGTAAGTATGATTGGGTTGTAAACTTTGACCTTAACTCTCTGTATCCGCATTTGATTATGCAATCTAACGTATCTCCTGAAACATTAGTGGATGAAAGGCATCCAACAGTTACCGTAGATAAGATTCTAAATCAAGAACTCAATTTTGATGACTATAAGGATTATGCCATATGTCCTAATGGTGCGATGTTCCGTAAAGATGTACGTGGATTTCTTCCAGAATTAATGGAAAAAATGTATGATGATAGAGTTATCTTTAAAGAAAAGATGATTAAAGCAAAGAAATCCTATGAGAAAACTAAAACAAAAGAACTGGAAAAAGAAATTGCTAGATGCAATAATATTCAAATGGCAAAGAAGATTTCTCTAAACTCTTGCTATGGTGCTATTGGTAATCAGTATTTTCGTTATTACAAACTTGAAAATGCAGAGGCAATCACTCTGTCCGGTCAAGTTGCAATTCGTTGGATTGAGAGTAAGATGAATACGTACCTGAATAAACTTCTTAAGACAGTAGATGTTGATTATGTTATTGCTTCTGATACTGACTCCATTTATCTTCATATGGGTCCTTTGGTTGAAACTGTATACAAGGGAAGAGAGAAAACTACTGAAAGCGTTGTTTCGTTCCTTGATAAGATCTGTCAGGTGGAACTTGAAAAGTATATTGAGAGTTGCTATGAAGAACTGGCGATCTATATGAATGCTTACGAGCAAAAAATGTTTATGAAGCGTGAATGTATTGCCGAGCGTGGAATCTGGACTGCCAAAAAGCGTTATATTCTGAATGTCTGGGATAGTGAAGGTGTTCGTTATGAAGAACCTAAACTTAAAATGATGGGTATTGAGGCAGTCAAATCTTCAACTCCTGCACCTTGTCGTAAGATGATTAAAGATGCTCTAAAATTAATGATGAGCGGAACAGAAGATGAAGTAATTAAGTTCATTGAGAATGCCCGTGAGGAGTTCAAAAAACTTTCACCAGAACAAATTGCATTTCCACGCTCTGCATCTGACGTTAAAAAATATCAATCATCTTCAACCATTTATTCAAAAGGAACTCCAATTCACGTTCGTGGAGCACTTCTTTTTAATCACTACATTAAAAAAAATAATCTAATCAATAAGTATTCGTTAATACAAAATGGAGAAAAGATTAAATTTATTTATTTAAAAAAACCAAATAGTATTCACGAAAATATTATTTCTTTCATTCAAGATTTTCCGAAAGAACTTGATATTGACAAATACATTGATTATGACTTACAATTTGAGAAAGCATTTCTAGAACCACTCAAGATTATTCTTGATGCTATTGGGTGGCAAATAGAAAAAACAAGTAGTTTGGAATCATTTTTTGCCTGATGGAATTGCCAATTAACGAGAAAGAACTTGATATAATTATCAGTTCTATGAGACTTGGTGGAAGCACTGCTCTCTACCAAAAACTTTGGACTTATAAAATGAACTATTGTAACAAACAAACAAAGGAGAGTAAATAATGGATTTTTTAAAAGATATAGTAAAAGAGATCGGTGGAGAATACACCCAACTCGCATCGGAGATTGATGAAACTGAAACTTATGTGGATACAGGTTCGTACATTTTTAATGCTCTTGTATCCGGTAGCATTTTTGGTGGGGTATCTGGTAATAAGATTACTGCAATCGCAGGTGAAAGTTCTACTGGTAAAACTTTCTTCTCTCTTGCCGTCGTTAAAAATTTCCTTGATAATAATCCTACTGGATATTGTTTGTATTTTGATACTG